GCACCTATAACAGTTTCACCACGTTCAACTTTGCCACCCCAAAAACTCCATGTACCAGAATTACTTACACGTTTTGATCTTTTGTTGAAACAAAACTTTTTGGTATCTTGTGATAAAAATGTGGCGCCTACTGCATCATACATGTTGGTATTATAACATGGTTTTTTCAGTTAGTCAATTATAATCCTGCTAGATTTAAAATCCAATAACCTGGTTTGTATTGACCTTGATATGTGTCAATCCATTCTGAACCATTCCATTTGTATTGATAATTTGTAGTACTGTTTGTGACATATTGTGGTGTTGTGCCATTTGTACTTGCATCAAAAGATACTTCCCATTGTATACCATTGAATTCGATAATGTCATTTGCTGAAGCAGTAACAGTGCCCCAGTTACTAGAGTTATCAACAATATCATTAATGATTAAATATCTTTGACCTGCTTGTTGACCTGCTAGTGTTCCGTCCCCTGGCATATTTTTTTGTGGATCGATAATTTTTAACACAGCAGTTTGTGTGTTAGTTGGCAGTGTTGCAGAGTCAATTGTAAAAATCAATTGATTGTCATTGGTTGGGTTGTATGCAATAGTACCAACAATATCTTGTGTTGAATCTTCAATGTCTGATGCACGTCTTAATTTTATTTTTGATGTTGATGCTTGGAATTCACCATATTGTTCAAAAAATTCTTTCCATGAGTAACCTTCATTAATACCGTGTGCATTTAATAAACTGATGGTATTGCCAGTTACGTCAATTTGAGCATCTTGTGGTGTAACAACAATTTCTTCTAAGTTACTGAATTGATCAAAGAAATCTTGCATATCTTTATCATATTCTAATTCTCCAGATTCGTCTAGATGAATTCTATTTATTATCCCATGTATGATTGATTGTTTTTTAACTTTTGCAGGAGGATTAATCCAGATTGGAACTTGAAAAATAAGTGTTGCAATGTCTAACTGTGAGTCAACTCCTTGAGGAACTGATCTAGATGACCATTGTATATCAATTAATTCTACAACCGTAATATTAGTCCAATCTAGTGGATTTGTATTTGACTGTATTTCTATTGTAGGGTTAAACAGTGTTAATATCTGTTCTAGCAATTGTAATTTTTGTTCTGTGTTTGAACACCATACATCAACGTTGATGGTTAAATCATATGGCACAGGCATATAACGTTCTACAGTATATGTATTGCCAAGCTCTGCTGTGTATTGATCATTGATAGCATCATATTTTCTTTCTTGTACTTGCTGTGCTGAAACTAATTTAGGATCGTGCCTACGCTCTCTTGCAACATTTAAATTAGCAACATGACAAGTCATAAAAGGTGTAGAGTTTAATGCGTTTTCTGTGTTGCCACGTAGTATGTGTGCAACCATTCTAGACATATCTGCATAACGCATTGGTACAGTTCTATATGTTTGTGATGCACTACCACCTGCATTTTTTTGACCACTTTGAATTTGAAAGCCATTGAAGATACGTACAAACTGTAGTAAGTATCTTCTTATCTGTTGATCATACCAAAATTGTGCCATTATACATCTGTCCTTGGTTTAACTGCTTTGCTTAAACCTTGCTGTTCGTTACCATCTGCGGTGTTATCACTTGCATTTGTATTTTCTACAAATGTATTTAATATTCTGTTAGCCGCAGAGTAAGTGCCTCTATAGTCATCTGATATTCTAATAAATCTATTGCCTGTTTTCTTAAATAATCTGTTTGGTTCATAGTCTGTACGTAGTATGTAATCACCATCATTTAATGAATTAGGAAAACTTGAACCAGTGTGTGCTATTGCAATACCATTTGGTGGTGTTGCTGAGCCGGCGTGTACACCGACTTTGTTAGAGAATCCAAATGCATCGTTAGCCGAATCTTGACTTGAATGCAGTGTAATGTCTTGTGTTATCCAACTGTCTGTAGTTGATGAATATTTTTTAAACGATATATTTAAACCGTTTTGAGTTTCTGTTCTCCACCATATTTTACCATTCGAATTTATTGTTGGTTCGGTAGGACTAACTGCAACATCTACACTAAGTAAACTCACAGTTGTTGAATCTGTTGCAATCTTTACCCAAGAACCGTTTGCAACTTTTTTGAAATACGTTGCACCAACGTTTCTATCTGAAACGACTACAGCATAATCACTAGAAGGTACATATGATGATATTGGTGTTTTAGTACTGCCATCTATGTTTGCAGAGTCAACTATTGATACAGCCTGACTGTTCCACACAGCACCGTCACCAACGTATAATCCCCAGTTGGTATTTGCTGTGTCTAACCAATAGTCACCGTTTTTATAATTAGCAGTTGGTGCCGTTGAACTTACAAAGTAGTCAAATGTTTGCCAACTTGTGTTTGTTGACTCGTAAAGTTTAAATGATGCTGTATTGGTTTGCCAATGACCATAAACATTACCTGGAACATATTGATCTGCTTTGTTAACATATAGGTGTGCAGTTTCGTATCCTTTTCGAGGAACTTCGTTTTGTGCTTGATTAACAATTGCATCACTTATGTCAATTTCTGATTGATATGTAGAAATTAAATTTCGTAAATCATCTTTTTGTTCACCAGTACCAAGTATATCTGAAAACTCTGGTGAGTCTACTAGTGGAGTACATTTAACTCTCCAAATATGTGGATACCAAGTAGGTGAATAACCTTCTGAACCTCTTGCGGCATCTTCAATAACATAGTATCTGTTGATTGCTTGTGGACCTTCTGGATAGTAGGCCGCCACTTCTCCTGCGGCTGTGCTTGATGTTCCTGTTACAGTTTCACCAACTGCAAAGTCACCGTCTGTGACCATTCTCAAAACTTTTGCATCGTGATTGTAGTTTACCACTGTTGCGGTTACACCACTGGTTGCACCTGTAACAGTTTCACCTTTTCTGAATTTTTTTGCTGGCTTTGTGGTAAATTCTAAACGTGCCATATCTAACATGGTGTCATCACGTTGATGAGGTAATTCTAATACATCACCACTCATTAATTTTCTACCTAATATGTTGATCATTTCATTTAAATGAAATGTCATATAAATGGTATCGTTGGATAAAAATGCACCAAACTGTGTTAAATCAAAATCTGAATCCTGTACCTGATATACACCACGCATGTCATATACGTCTGGATCATATTTGCGATCTCTGTTTTCTAAGAATAATAAATCTTGTATATTGTTAGGACGTATCACAGAATTGTCAGGTTGTGTTGAATCTGTGGTGTTTGCTTGAGCATGTGGACCAAGGTATTTGTGTATGAATACACCAGTACCGCCAACATTAAAATGTTCGCGGATCACACGGTCTATCATCTTGTAGTCGTTACCTTTTTGTGGTTTCCATAAGCTCAGTCGTGGCATGTCTATATCCTTTTATACAAGTATTTATTCAAACAAAGATTGACAAAACTAGCGAATTATGTATAATCGTGTATATATAGCAGTATGGATGAGAAAAAATTGACAGATAAAGATTTATTACAAATACCAAGTTTTCTAAAGCGAGATGCTGAAAACAACATGGTTAATGCACCACAACCAGCAGTGCAAACACCTGTTGAAGCAGTAGTTGAAACAGTAGAACAGTCACAAAAAGTTGAAGAAATCAAGCCAAAACGTCCAAGTATTCAAGATCGTATGCGTACAAGGATGTTTAGGATTGTGGGTGATTTAGATGATGAATTTGAAAAAGTATGGGCTAGAGATGAAGATCCTAAAAAATTCAAAGCATATAATTATTTTTTAGCAAATGATATTCCTGGAGCATTTATGAAAATGCTCAAACAACAAGTTGATGTTTACATTGATGAACAGTCAAAAGGATTAGATTACAGAGATATCAAGCCAAAAGATCGTACTGATGAACAACAAGATTATGTTGAAGGATATGAAACTTATTCAAAAACACAAATGAAACAACATATTGCTTGGTGGCAACGTGTGTACAAAGATTGTGAAACTTGGGAAGCCAACAAAAAGAAACAGCGTAAACCAAGAAAATGGAAGCCACCGTCAAAAGAAAAAATGGCGGCCAAAGTAAAATATAAGCCAGAATTTCCTGAACTTAAATTGGTATCAGAACAACCGATCAATTTGATTGGTTGTTCAGCAGTGATAGTTTATAATACCAAAAACAGGAAACTAGGTATATATGAAGCTACTCACAAACATCATGGTTTGGCATTGAAAGGCACAACCCTTTTAAATTACAACACAGACGGTGCTTTACAGAAAACAGTACGTAAACCCCAAGAAGTGATGGAAAAGTTAAATAAGGGGGGTTTACAAGCGATTAAGAACACCTTTAACGCACTATCTACCACTGAAACCAAACTTAACGGACGTCTAAACAAAGAAACTGTACTAATCCGTATTT